TTAGCTCGCCGAAGAGCGCTGCAATGTCGGTGAAATCTACGCCACCAAACTCACCCTTCTCGGCGACGATCTTGAGCGAGTTTTCCTCGTTACTGCCATCGCCGGAAGGGGCGTGGGGTGCAATGCCGGGAAGCAATGTCTGCCCGCTGAGGTTTTCGGAGAGCTTGAGCCGCACCTGATCCCGGCTTTGCCAAAACATAGTGTAGGTCCTCCATATTGCGTGCGGGATCTGAACCTCGTCGAGGAACTCGGCGAACTTGCGCCCCGTGAGTTTCTCGCGGGCCAGTGAAAGAGCCTGTCCGAGCGATAGCCGTGCCTCGGTGAGACCCCAGAGGCCGCCAAGCTCGGCAGCGCGCAGTTCCCGCGCCCGCCGGGTTATCTGCTCAATGGTGGCGGTGGACGGCAGCTCAGGTAGCGGCTGCGGGCTAAGAGTGACTTGGTGTTCTTCGTTCATGGTGTCGTATAGGTAATCGGTCGATAGTTTTGGATTTCAATGCGATGGCCGAAAATGGCCTTAGGCGGCGATGCGGTGCTGGCGTGTATTCGGCAGCCTGCGGACGCGGCTGAATACGTGATGGATTACAGGCGCTTTCGCCTTGCTCTGGAGCAAGGCGCGGAACGCCTTCGCCTTCTTGAGTTCGGGGTCGCGAATATCGCGCACCCGGACGCCATTGATTCTCTGGTGGTTATCTTCGTGTTTGTTCATGGTGATTTAGAAGGTTTCGCGGGCAGTCGTTTTTGCGGCCACGGCTTCGTCGGGATTCGCAACGTCGGAAAGCAGCAGTCCGGGCAGCTCTTTGAGCGCGGCGTCGAGCTGGACGCGGTTCACGTTGAGCTGGTCCCTGATCTTGATATAGAGGTCGATCCGCTCTTCCCGTCCCAGTTTCGCGACCTCTTCCTCAGTAGGTATCCGAATCATGGATACTACTGTAACACGGCTTTTCGCCGTTTTAACCGCCGATCCTAACTATTTCGCTAAATCTAGCGTGCGCACGAGGAACGCCGACCGGAGCGAGTCCCCATGGTCCTCAAGCTTGCCCTCGGCGACGAACGCGCCTTTGACTCGACACTCGAATAGGACAGTCTCTTCCACTCTGCACTTGAGTCGCCGGTCGCTGAAGGGAACCTGAAAGACCAGCCGGTAGTACCCCGGCTTCCCGGGCACCGGCCTTAGCCCGGACGGCGGAAGCAGCTCGCCGCGCGCGATGCCTCTGGCGATCAGCGCATTCACGCGAGCTTGGAAGCCGGGGGTCATGACTCAGCCGGGACGACAAAATACGACCGGGAGCCCGAGTCTAGCATGCACGCGCCGCGAATCCACGCACGCGCAGCAAAGACCGATGGGAAGTGGCACGGCTCGCCGGCAGACGTTGCGACCCATGCGAAGCTCGACCGGAAGGCCGCCGCGCTCAGGCAGATGATCCTGACGGCGCTGGCGAAGTGGCTCGGCACCTCGACAGGGTTTGCGTCGCGCATGTTGGCCACGTCCACGGGATCGTCCGTGGTCACGATCCAGCCGGCGAGGTCGTCTATGTTGTCATCGGTAGCGTGCCGGGTAGCGGAGCCGACGCGAAACCGGATGGCATACTGCCCCGGCCCGATGAGGAACGCCTCAACGCGTCCAGCATCCGGCCCCGGGGCGGCCGTGTGCGTTGCGACGGGTTTAACCCCGTTGAGTTCAAGAGCGGCGATGATCGCCTGCGAGTATTGTCCAGATGTCATGGTGATTTCGTGTTGGTGACGGCGCGAGGTGCGCCTGCTTGAAATTATGGGGTGTGGCGGGTAGAGGCTGCGTCCAGCTGCGCCCGACACCATTTGCTTAGATTCTGGCCCGCCACGGCAGCTGCTAGGGCAAAGCGGGCCTTCTCTGCGACGGTTACACGGACGATCAGCTTCTCAGTTGCCCGTTTGTAGTCCGGCTTGGCTGCGTTCCGGTTCTTCTGTGGCGCGGTCATGGCCTTAGGAAAACAGTTGTGATTGAAGCGTTACGCGCTGCGAGTGCCGACAGCATCGTCCCGCTCTATTGAGTTGTACACCCAAAACAAAGCGATGCCGCAAGGTCAGTAGGGTTGTTAATGCGGCGCGCTTGAAGCCCATCGAGTATCGGTCACGGCCATTGGCCGCGCCGACGGCTGACCTGGGCCGTCAGACGGCGGCCTGAGCCGGCCAGATCGGATCGATTCCGGGCCACGAAGTTCGGAAGGAATGACGGCCAAGACGGGGAGGAATTGGGCGAAAGTCGCTTCCCGTTCCCCCAGCACCCCGTGCTCTACTATCTATAGAAAAACGCCGGTGTTTTCCAATGCTATATAGAGCACGGGGTGCTGGGGGAACGGGGTTGACCCTCGACCCTCATTACCCCGTCTAGGTCGTTCCCGTTCGGTGGTTTAACTCTGTTCTGGTCGCGCGAGCTGACCCTTTGCCTGGCCGGCAGCCGAGGCCGTGTGTGAACGGGTCCTTTCCGGCCCTATTTTTGGTCACGAGGTATCCCGCGACGCCCCTTAAAACTAATGAAAGTCAGCCTGACGATTAAGCTGACGGGTGGGCTGACAGTCCGGCTGACGGTGCGGCGTCAGTATGACGCTTTCTGGAATCGCAAAAGCTTGGGGTGTTACCAAGCAAACGGCAGCGAGCACGCTGAAGCGGAGGGGCGTCCAGCCGACCCAATTCGCGAACGCCGACGAGGCCCAGGCGTGGCGCGTTGCCAACGTACCGGCCAGAACTCACGTAAAGGCCGCTGATTTAGCGGATTGCAAACTTGAGGTCGCAAAATGCGACATCAAGTCGCCCCCGCCGACCACTTCAGACCAGCCCGGGCCGGAGCCCTTGCCGCCTACCCCCCGGGGGGCCACCCCCCTGGGGGCCTCTACAGAGGAGAAACCGCCCGTCTTCGAGGGCGATTTCGAGACGCGAATGGTGCTCGAAGCGGAGGACGTGGCGGCCATTGCCAACCGCGAGGTCCGCGCGTCCCTGCGTTCCCCAATGATGGCCGCTGTCAGCGTAAAGAATTGGGGCGCTGCTATGCGCGAAGTCGCAAGCCTGCGCGATCGATTCACTAAGTCGCAATTAGAGCGCCGCGAATTGCTCTCGCTCGACGACGCCCTTGAGGCCGTGTCGGTGTTGCTCGGGTCTCTTCGGCGCCGGATCGTGAAGCTCGGCGAGCGCGCCGCCTCGAATGCGAACCCGGCTGATCCTGCCGCCGCGAAGGCCGCGATTGATCGCGAGGTGGATTTGCTGATGGCCGAGATAGAGTCGGCAGATTCGCGCACGGCTCAGGCGCTATCGCATGGCGAGCCGAAAGAATCTGTTGAGAAGCCGGAAACCCAAGCGGAAACCGAAGCGGAGGGACCGACCGATGATGCCCAGCTGTAACCGCGCTGGCACTACGGCGGCAGCACGCTTCAAGGCGGCTCTCGCCGATATCTTCAGTCCACGGGAACGGCTGAGTCCCTCGCAGTGGGTTGAGAAGTTTCTTTTCCTGCCCCCGGGGCACGAGTCGAAACCCGGCCGTATTTGCTTCGACGAGACGCCCTATTTGCGCGAGCCGCTAGACGCCCTCGACGACCCGAGCGTGCAGGACTGTGTGCTCGTCGCTCCGACCCGAACGGGCAAGACGCTCATGTTGCGGGCCGGCGCCCTGTTTGGCGTGGCCGGCGATCCAGCTCCGGCGATATGGGTAAACGACACGGTGGACAACGCGCGCGCCGTCTCGGAAACGGAGCTTCAGCCGGTCATAAATTTCAACGCTGCGCTGCGCGACAGGAAGCCGCGTGATCGGCACAAATTTGGGAATCTCAAGATGCTCTTCCCCGGTGCGTCGTTGTACCTCACCGGGGCAAACTCGCCCGGCAACGTGGCCGGCAAGACGGTCGCCCGGGTGTGGGGCAACGAGGTAGACAAGTGGCTGGGCGCAACGGACAAAGAGGCCGGGGTTGTGGACCTTGTCCGGCACAGGACCGGCTCGTTCGAGGGCGAGCGAAAGCATTTTTTCGTCTCAACGCCGACGACGGAGCATGGCCAAATTTGGATCTGGTTCCTCAAGGGAGATCAGCGCAAGTGGCACATCGGTTGCGCTGCCTGCGGAGGGACGCACGCGATGGCGTTCGACCACGTCAAATGGGATCAGTCGGCCCGCGACGAGGACGGCGAGTGGATCATCGAAGCGGCTGCGGCCTCGGCTCGCTACGTTTGCCCCCACTGTCTGCACGCTCACACCCAGGCCGAACTGGACGCCGTTAAGCGTCTGGGATTTTGGCTGGCGAGCGCATCGCCCAAACTCCCCGGCGTCCGGTCCTATCAGCTTTGCGGCCTCGCTGGGCCGTGGCGCGAAAACTCAATGGGCGAGATGGTCACGGCCTTTATCGCCTCGCGCTCGTCCGGGTGGATCGCGGACCGCCAAGACTTTTGGAACTCACGTATGGGCCTCCCCTGGGTCGATGAGATCGCAAGTCTGACGCTCGAAAAGCTTGCTCATCTTTGCGAAAAATACTCGCGCGGATTTCCGCCCGAGGGCTTCAAGCCGGATGTCACGCTTCTCTCCTATGACGTGCAGACCTGGGGCCTTCCGTGGATCGTCCGGGTGTTCAGCTGGGACGGGACGTGCTACTTGCTCGACCACGGCGTGGCGGCCGGGTGGGCGGACCTCGACGCAACGCAGAAAACTTACACGGCAAATTTCGTGATCGGTGATTCCAACTTTGAAGAGCGCAGGGCTGAGCAGATGGAACAGACCTACCGTCGCGCCCATGTCGGCTGGATTCTAGCTGAGGGGTTCGATACCACGAAGGACGGGTTCAGGCTCGTCCAGACGAACGCTTTTGCCGGCGGCAAACAGGCAGCGTTGGGCGCGATGGTTCAGAAGCTCGTCGTCAGCCTCTACGAATTCAAGGTCGAGCTTGAGAAGCGGCTCAAGGGCGAGGTCAAGAACTGGAAGTGCTATACTGCGACCCCGGGGGACGCTTCGTCGGCGAAGGAGCTGGCGGAATACTTCACGCAGCTCCTCGACGAGCGCCGGGTGCCACGCAAGCGCCTCATCAAAGGAAAGCCGCCGTGTGAGTTCAAAAAGCGCACCGGGAACAACCACTTTTTCGACTGTGAAGTTTACGCGCTTGCGCTCTTCCGGTTCCTGCAAATGGCGCACACCACGGCGCGTGACCGTGCTGTCAAAAAGGCCGCAACGCCTAGCCGAATCGCCGGGTCCATCGGGTGACGCCGGCCCTATTTGGGTGACACCCAAGCTCACTTTCGACTCGTCCCGATTCGATCGCTTTATCAAAGCGATGGCTGCCGCGCAGCCGGGGAAGTCAGTCGATGACGTGCTGAACGATCAGGCAGGTGCCATTTTGTCGAAATGCGTCACGCTTACGCCTAAGAGTTCGAAGGCTCAAAAATTGGAGCGAGCCCGAAAGAGCGCAGCGCGCGCGGCGGTGATATTCCCCTATGGTTGGGGCGATCACGTTGAGGTTCCTGTCGATGCCAAGGGTTTCCCGCTCGACGAGAACGTCCCTGCTTTCGCCAAGATCGGCGGGAAGACTTTTCTCACGTCAAAATGGAGGCTCGTCGATTCGACCTGGGCACGGGTGCTCGCGCTAGCGGAGGAACGTAAGGCGTGGCGCGAGTCGCGGCAGGCGGAACTCTCGAAGCTCTATGTCGAAGCCTGGGGCCTCGCAAAGCGGTCTTGGGTGGAGGCTGGAAGGGCTCTTCGTATTGCCGTGAAGGCCCCGGCGTACGCGCTGCGCGCGAACTACAAGGGCAACACCTACGCCAACCAGTCGGACGGTCGCCGTGAAACAGGGCAGAGCCCAAGTGTCACGATGATCGTCAGCAACCCTTACCTTCTCGGTGGCACGGCGCGCGGCGTTAACGGCGGCCAGATTATGACGGTTGCGCTCAACGGCCGCGCCAAGAGCTTCTTCACCGCCATGTCGAAGGCAAAGGCCGGCGACATCGGGAAGATCGTCGCCAAATACGCCGGCATGAAGATGAAGTGAGTTGACCCCGCCGGCGTGGGTGAATGTCCACGCCGACCTTCCTTTTCATTGGGTTCCCGGGTAGCGGGAAGTCCACGGCAGCGAAAATGTGCGCGGCTCTCGCGTGTGTGAAGCACGGCGAAACGAGCGACATCGTCTATGAGGTGCTTGCGAAGCGTCTTGGTCTCTCGGTCGAGCGCCTACGCAAAATCCCCAAAGAGCAGATCCGGCCGGCGCTCATCGACGTTGGCGACGAGCTGTGCTGGGTGAACCCCGCCGCGCTCTCATATTTCCACTGGAGCAACGGCTGCCGGGTCATCAGCGGCATTCGCCGGCCCGAGGAGCTTCACGCGCTCTGCGATGTGATGGACGCAGCGAAGCAGCGCTACGTCATCGTCTGGGTATCTCGCCCAGGCTGCGTAAAGCCGGACAAAGACAACACCGAGGTCACGCCGGACGACGCTGACCGGATCATCGTGAACGACGGCGAGCCGTCGGCGCTCTGGAAAAAACTCGAACGGTTCGTTGACCAGCAAGCGCGTAGTTCGAAGCCCTCGCTCCCTTTTTCTCAAAACACAACTGCACACTCATGTCCTCACTGAATAAAGTAATGCTGATCGGAAACTTGACTCGCGATCCCGAGATGCGCGTCACGCCGCAGGGCACCGCGATTTGCCAATTTGGCCTCGCGGTCAACCGCGAGTTCAAAACCGCGACCGGGGAGAAACGCGAGGAGGTTTGCTTCGTCGATGTCGAAGCCTGGGGCAAAACCGCCGAGGTGATCTCCAAGTATTGCGCGAAGGGCAAACAGCTCTTCATCGAAGGCCGCCTGAAGTTCGACCAGTGGGAGGACAAGGCCACGGGCCAGAAGCGCAGCAAGCTAAAGGTCGTCTTGGACAACTTCCAGTTTCTCGGCCGCGCGGAAGCGCCGGCAGGGGAGGGCGCCGCGCCGGCCGCCGTCGAATCTGAGGACGTTCCGTTCTGACCGTGAAGAAGTTCGTCCTTCAGTTGCTCGAAGAGGATGTCGGCGAGGTCTCGCTGGCTCGCGCGATCCTGCTTGCCGCGTTCGTCGCCTGCATCCTTCTGCCGCTTCTCGTCTGGGGGGTGCTCTCAATTGCGAAGCATGCCCCCCAGGAATTCCCGTCGTCGATCGCCTCGTTCTGCGAGACGGCGTTCGGCGCAGCCGCGACGCTCAAGGTCGCCCAGAAGTTCGCCGAGCCGAAATGACGCGGCATTGACGCCCGCGCCTTCTCCGATGCCGACTCCAACTGGAAGTGAAACGATTGGCGAAGCCCTCACGCGTTTGCGCGCGGAGCTGGCTGGTGTCCGTCAGGCGCTGATGCGGTCGGACAAGAACGGTGCCTCGTTTTCGATGGGCGGGGTCTCAGTCACTTCGGTCCAGTACGACCGGCTTATCGAGCGCGCCGGGCGGCTCGAAGTTCAGATCCGCAGCTTTGAGGCACGGCTGGCCGGCACCGCCGACAGCGTGAACGCAGCTGTGTTCCGCACAACCCGACTCTCAAACTAACATGGCCGCCCGCAAAAAGCCCAGGTCCCTTGCAGTCGCCCCGGTGACAGTTCCTGCCCCGGTGATCCTTCGCGAGCCGTCCGGGCGCTCTGTCGCGTTCTCCATGGGAACAACGTACTACGATGCTGGGTCGTGGAGCGACCATCGCCGCGACTGGTTTTGGACCGCGTGTGAGAATGCGGACGACCGCCTTTTCGACCAGTGGACCCGCGCCACGGTGCTCTCGCGCCTTCGCCGCGAGGCGAGGAACAACCCGCTCGCCAAGGGGCTGATCGAACATTTCTCGACCGCGATCGGTTCAAGCAATCTGCGCTCCACCGGCCCGGATGCCGCGTACAACACGGCGAAGGACGCCTGGTGGAAGCAATGGGCGAAGTATTGCGAGCCGACCGGGCTCACGCTCTGGGAGTTGGAAGAGATCGTGTGGATGGAGATGCTCTTGGCCGGCGAGATTTTCGTCGTCTACCTTAAGAGCGGGCAGGTGCAGCTCGTCCCGTCGGAATACTGCATCAAGATCGACTACAGCCCGATGGGGCGGCCGGTCACGTACCACTTTCAAGCGGCGGACGGCAACGGGTTCATCGATCCGAAGGCCACGCCCCAAATCGTTGACGCGCGTTTCGTCAACCACGTGTTCAAGCAGGACCGGGTTCACCTGGGTCGCGGAATTCCGTGGCTGATCGCTTCGCTCGTCGGTCTCCGTGATCTCTACGAACTGCATCAGGCCAAGACGAAGCAGATCAAGGACGCGAACCAGATTTTCGGCTGGCTCACGCGGACGCCTCAGAACATGGCGCAGCCTTTCGCCGGTCTCGGCCCCGGCTTCGTTCAGAACGGTCCGGAGACGACCGACATGCCCGCGAACCCGTCCGCAGCTGGCGGCGTCGCAAATGGCGCGTCTCCCGCACAGCTGGCTGCCCAGCTCCCCCAGATCGCGCTCCGCGACGGTACGGTGATCGCCCTCGAAGAGGGCGAGAAGATGGAGCTTTCGCGTCCGCAGTACCAGTCCGCGGACCACGAGAAGTTCATGGTGTTCCTGATGCACACCGTCTCGACGCCTCTCGGCCTGCCGGTCGAGCTATGGTGGTCCGGAATCGGCGATGTCAACTACTCGGGATTCAAGGGCCTGGGTGTCCAGTGGAACGGCCGCCGCAAGCGTCACGCTGCGTGGTTTGAGCAGGCATTTCTCAACCCGCTTCAGCTGTGGCGCGCGTCGAAGGCCATCAATGAAGGGGACCTTGCAGTCGCTCCCGGTGGCCGCGTAGACAACATCGTGTGGGGCTGGTCCCGCACGCCGGTACTCGACGAAGAGAAGGAAGCCAAGGCTGCGCTCGCCCGCATCGCATGCGGCCTGTCTTCGATCGCCGACGAGCTTGAGAAAGAGGGCAAGGACCTCTCCCAGGAACTCAGCAAGCGCCGCGCTTCTTACATCCTCGGACTTGAATTCTCAGGCCAGCTGGAGGCTGGGGCTGACTCCTCGAAGATCATCGTCCCGCTCGTGTGGCTGTTCAACGGACTCGTGGCCGCAAAGGAGCAGGTGGACGGCGAAGAGATTCAGGACGCCGCCGTCTCCAACAAGATCGAAGGCGACCCAACTCCGCCCGCTCCTCCACCCGCAAAATAATTTCCGCCATGATCAAACCGAACTCAGCTCGTGAAGTGTATTTCTCCGCCTCGGCCCTGAAGGCTGGCGTCGATTCCGCCGCCGGTCGCATCAATGGCGTCATCCTCATGGAAGGCGACCGTGAGGCGCTTGGCCACGGCCTTTGGATCGACACGGCCACTCTCGAAAGCGCGCTGGCCTCCCTCCCCGCGAGCGGCCGGATTCTCGCCTACCTGCACCATCCTTCGATGATAGACAACATCGCCGGCAACGGCATGGACCGTTTCGAGGACTCGGTTGGCTACCTGGAGAAATGCCGAATTGAGGATAACTGCCTCAAGGCCGACCTGATCTTCTGGGATGCCTACAAGGCGGACCCGGAATCGGACTACGCGAAGATCATGGAGATGGCTGCGACCGATGCGTCGCTGATCAATTTCTCGATCGAAGCCTACGGCTACACGGTCTTCGTGCTGCCTGATGGACAGGAAATCTCTGCCGACATCGATGACGCCGCGGCCGACTCAATCGACTTCGTCCGCGATATCCCGAGCTTCCGGGTGACGAACCTCACGGGTGCCGCCCTGGTCTCTGAGGGGGCGGCGACGTCCAGCCTCTTTGCCGCCGGCCAACTCAAGGTCCTCTTCGCGAAGATGCCCAAGAAGGCCACGCCGGCGGTTGAGACCCCGGCTGTCACAACCCCCGTCTCGGCCGCTGCTGCCCCTTTCGTTGACGCGCAGTCCAATGACATGAGTCTCCTCAAGGACATTTCCGCTAAGTTCGCTTCCGATGCCGGCCGCTTGGCCCGCGCGGTCGCAATCGCCGCAGAGCCCGCCGCTGCCGCGAACCTTAGCCTCGCCGACATCGAAACGATGCTGGCGCGTCAGGATGAGATCGCCGAGAACGCCCGCCTGGTTGAGGCCTCCAAGGTCCACGAGACCAAGGTTGGCGAGCTGACGACCGCCCTGGCGGCCAAGGACGGCGAGATCGCCGGCCTCAAGACGGCGCACGAAACAGCCATCGTCGAGCTTAACGGCAAGGTCACCGCCGCCGAAGCCTCGGCTGCGGACTGGAAGGCAAAGTTCGAGACCATCAAGACCTCCGGAGCTGATCCGGTTGTCCTTGGCATCCCCGGTGCCGCCACCAAGCAGCCCGACGAATTCTCCGCCGCCATGGACGCGTACAACTCCATCCCGGTATCCGACTCAGCCGCCCGTGCGAAGCACTACGCGGACAAGATCGCCCCACTTTTCAAGCGCTAACGCGCTCAACCTAAAACAGTCAGATTCCTACTCCCATGCCCAACACTCTCGGCACACTAGCCTCCGCTGTAATCATCCAGCGGGCACTCGCGCTGGTTAACACCAAGCGCCCGCTCCTCAAGCGGATCTCCCTCGACCTCAGCGATCAGCGCGTGAAGTTCGGGCAGTCCGTCATCTCGCGCCTCAAGACCCTCCCCGCGGTGGGCAACTTCGGCGATGCAGCTGACGCGGCCGTCCTCACGGATGTCCCGGTCACGGTCAACCAGTTCAAGCAGATCTTCAAGTCGTTCACGCAGGCAGAAATGTCTTCGACCGACCGGAACCTGATCGACGAGCAGGCCGACCCGATCGCCGCCGCCATGGCCAACTACTTCGTCGACCAGGTCGCGGCCCTCTACACGGCTGGCAACTTCGCGAACGAGACGACTGTCGCGGACGCTTGGTCCCGCGCCAACACGGTCATTCCCCTCCGCACCGCTCTCTCGAAGCGCGGCGCCCCGGGTGACCTGTTCGCCTCGGTGAACTCCGACGTGTACGGCAGCCTGCTCAGCGATCCGATGATCGTGTCGATCCTGAACAACTCCGCTGGTTCGATCACGAGCGGCTCGATCAGCCCCGTCGATGGCTTCCAGATCAGCGAGTACCCCGCGCTGCCGACGACCGGCAATCTGGTGGGCTTCGCCGGCTCAGCCGACGCCTGCGTCATCGCGACGCGCGTGCCGACCGATCCCCGCGAGCAGCTCCCGAGCGCCTCGTACCCCGGCAACTACGGTGTTGTCACCGATCCGACCACGGGCCTGTCAGTGGTTGTGAACGAGTGGATCAGCCCGACCGACAACTCGGCCAACATCCGCCTCTGCTGGATGATGGGCGTCGCGGTTGGCAACCCCAACAACGGCCAGCGCCTGATCACTGCCTAAGGTGGGCAAGGCATAGTCTCTCAAAGGGCCCGGTCGTAACTGACCGGGCCCTTCTGCGTATGGGCATCGATAAAGCCGCTCTCCGTTCACAGATTGTGGACCTCATCGGCGACGACTCCGAGCTGGCCACCTTTCGTGGCGTGGCGGGCATCGTTTTGCGCCGCACCGAGGCATTCCACCAGCGCGAGATGCTTCCGGCCGGCTTTAAGGAAACTGCCGCGATCGAACTCTATATGACGGACGACAACGTCGCCGACTTGGGGATTCCCCAGGTGGATGAGGACGTAGTCCTCACGGATGGCACCTACGAGATCATCGGGGTCCGTCCGTCGGCCGCCCAGGCGTTCTTTACCCTCACCATGCGCAAGGCCAACCGATGAGCACTCCCGCGACACTTCAGGACATCTTCGCGTTTGAAGGACCGATTGAGGCTGCTGTCTCGGCTATGCTTACGGCGGCCGGCGTGAGCGACATCCTCACTCGCGGGCAGTACGCGTATGCAAAGGACACGCGGGTCGAGGTCCGTTTGGACCCAGGTGCGGCTGATCCGGAGTCGCTTTCGCTCGTTGGGGCGGGGATGGAGTACATCTCGCGCACGGGCATCCTCGAAATTTCCGTCATGTCAGATCGCCGTCGTGAGAAGACGAACACCGGCCCCCGGCTGCTCCATGACGCGATCCTCGCGAATGTGCGCGCGGCCATGATCCGGGCCAACGCGGGCGCCCTGAACGCGCTTCTGCCCAACCACATCGTCACGGATCTGCGCGACCATGGGGTGGAGCGCTCCCTGTCCGTGGGCATCGATGTGAGCGTCCAGCGGTTCACGATCACCTTTGAGATAAACACGGCATCATGGCCGTCCAGTTGACGCCCCGATCTTTGATTAGAACACACCTCAACCCACTTCCTAAATGAGCACTCCGAACACATCTTTCAACGACGGCAAGTTCCTGCGGGCGGGCCGCCTCATCACGATCAATACGCTGGCGTACATCGCTAGCGACGTAAAGATCACCGACGGCACGCGCGAAAAGCTGGTGTACGACGACACCGACAAGCCTGCCGGCGGGTTCCAGACCTCGGACTACGGCAAGATCAGCCTCACGCTCACCGGTCTGACGACCAACCCCCGCCCCAACCGGCATGACGTTTTCGTCTACGACGCGGCCAATTCCCGCACGTGGGTGATCGGAAGCGTCGACGAGTCGAGTTCCGACAACAACGTCACATCCTGGGCCGTGACCGGCCGCGAGGTCATCAATCCGCTGACCGCGACCGCGAGCTAACGCTTTCCTTGGTTCATTGGTTCATTGGTGCTGGCCCCGGGTCTATTGGTTGACCCGGGGCCTCATTATTATGGACGACCGCGACGTTCTATTCCCCGCCGAGAAGATAGAGGAATCGCAGGCCGTGCGGCATGCCGCTTGGCTTGTGCCGATGGCGACGGTGGCCGGCATAGAGTGTTCGCCCCTATCGCTGCGGACTTGGATCGCCTTGGACCTCGCGGGGAGCCCAATCCTTCAGGGCAGCCATTCCGCCAGGGTTTCGGACTTATGCCTGTTCGTCTGGTATCTTTCAAAAAGCTATTCGACGGAGCGGGCGCGCAGCTGGCCGATGAGTCTGATTCCCTCTGGCAAGCGCCGGGTTGTCCGTGCCGTCATGAAGGCCGACCTCAAGGCTGCTTTTGCCGAGGCGGACGACATCGTTCACAGGGCCTTCGCGGACGCTCCGCATCCCTCCGGCTCGTCGGACAAGATCCCAAGGACCTCAATCCTGACGAACTTCATTGACCTCTTTGCGTCGGAGTACGGGTGGACCCCGGAATACGTCCTCGACCTCCCGCTCGACTGCCTCTGGGGGCTTAACCGGCGGGTCATGGTCCGGAACGGCATCAAGGACGATTCCAAAAACGCAGTGGAATCCGCGCTTTACCGCGACGCCCTAGTTAACGCCAACGACAAATCGAAATGAGCAACATCATCGGGTCAATCATCGCCAAGCTGGGATTGGATACCTCTGATTTCAAGAAAGAAGTGTCGGATTCCGGTTCGATCTTGGACAACCTCAAGGGCCGGATGTCCGGGATCGGCTCGACCATGGCCGGCGTCGCCGGCGGGTTGGGTATTTTCGAGCTGGTGAAAGGTCTCGGGGAGGGCATTAAGGGCGCGATTGAGGGGGCGCTTGAGAGCGCCACGAATCTCGTCGCCGAGTCTGAACGCCTGGGGACCAGCACAGACTTTCTTCAGGGTTGGTCCGGCGCTGCCGAGGACTTTGGAATCAGCACTGAGCAAGCCACCAAGGCCCTCGACCACCTCCAAAAGACGCAGGGCGACGCAATGAACGGCAACGAGGAGGCGATAGCCTCGTTCAAACGCATCGGCGTTGAATATGAAGATGCAGCGCACCATGCGCGGCCGTTGGAATCCGTCATCTTGGATACTAATGCAGCCCTTCAGGACATTACTGAACCCGGCGCCCGCGCATCGGCCGTCATGGACCTTTACGGAACGAGGGCCGGCCGTGTAGTGGACATCTTGAGCCAGAGGCCAACAGCGTTTGCGGATGCGATTGAACGGGCCTCGAAGGTCACGAAAGAGAACACCGAGGCCATGGCGAAGGCCAACAGCGAGGCCCACAGTTTCTTCCGCACCGTCGGGGCCGCATTCGGCAACTTCATTGGAGACCAACTCCGTCAAAGCGAGCGCGCCGGCAACGAGGTGGCCCGGGAGATCCGGGCCGACTACGGCAAGCCAGGGGAGCCGGCTGCACCTGACGACTCGCTAGTGCCTAAGGCTCCCGCCGCTCCGAAGAAATCGAAGGTGGAGTTGGCCGACGCTCAAACGGACGCAGCAGCGGCCGCAATCGACGCAAAGATTGCCGAGAAGGACAAGACTCTCGCGGACCAAATCGCGGACGTGAAGGACGAACGCACCAAGGTGCTAAACGATGCTCATGACCTAAGTTTGGACGGAGAAGATCGCGCGAAGCTGCTCAAGGAATATGGGCAACTAGGTGAAAAGCTCCATAGCCTAACCGAACAGCTCGCGAAGTCTGACCAACACGCTGGGGACAGGGCGTCGAAAGAACAGGACCGCACGTCTCGCATTAAGGAAATCCGGGACGCTTCTGACGCCAAGATTTTGAGGGACGCGAAGCCCCTCGACGCGCAACGAGCCGACCTCGTTAACGATCGCTCAAAGGCCCTGTCGGACTCCAACAACTCTTCGCTCACGGATGAAGAGCGCGAACGGGCCGCCGAGAAATACTCGCAGCTGGGCGGAGAGATCGCGCGGCTCACCCAGGAAATCGCCAAAAAGGCTGAAGAGGAAACGAAGGAGCCAGACCAGAAGCGGCACGCGATCGAAAACGTGCCGACCTCCGACACAATTGCTCAGCTCGCTAATAATGTCGACGCCCGCAGCTCTGTTGGGACGACCGACGATGCTGTTCGGTCACGCGTTTGGGCGCTCAAAGGGCTAGACAATCAAGGCATGGCCCCTGGGCAAGCCGATGCCGCAGCGGCGGCCAAGGAATCGATTACGGTGCTTCAGGGCATTCTCACCCAGGCCGAGGCGACGGTGGCCCAGCTCAAGACCCTAACAGGCTGACCGCGTCGCGAATACCATGCCCGCCACATCATTTAGCGACCTGTCTCTCGCTACGCCGCAGCGGACGCGCCCTAAGAGGATCACGTTCCCGTTTCGGGAGGCCGGCGACTATGCGACGCAAATCCTCGAAATGGACTACGTCATGTTCGCATCGAACTTCGTTTCAAAAGGCATCGCGGCCCTCGACTCGCTTTCGTCACTGGCTCCGGGAATGTTCTTCGTCGAGCAGAGCGATTCCCAGGCCGTTGAACCGGGCCTCGTGGAGTTCACGCGCCGGTACACGAAGGTGCCGCAGTCACGCCTTGAGTTGGAAAGCTACGTGTACACCCCTGACGCATCGGACGCTTTCTGGATGACCTTCCGGGTCGCGATCCCGGGCGACCTGTCGATGAGCCAGCTGATCTTGACGACGACTCAGGAAGCTGCGGACGAAGCCGCGCTAGAGACAATGCAGGGTGCCGTCCCTCCGGATTGCGTCATCATTTCGGTGACTACCAACTATGGCGTGCCGCTGACGGCCACGGCCGGCGGATCGTCTGGGACCACGGGGGCGGTCTCTACGGTGTATTACAAGCGGCTTTTCAGCATACCGCTTCAAGCCTTCCTGCCGACGAACCAGCAGGGCACAGTGAAGTCGAAGCCGGTGGCCTCTCACCTGCAATACGACTATTTCCAGACCTCGACATTGGACTCGGTCCCGCTCTTCAACACGCTCGACCAGTTCCCCTATCCCCCGGTCGTTCCGCCGGCCGTGGCCCCGATCATCGGCTTCACGCCGTTGACGACCGGCATGGTCGTCGAGCCGTCCACACTCAAGCGCTGGAAGGGCAACATTTGGGAGCGCGTGACGAGGGTTATTCCAAATGGAACCGTTTGATAATTACACGCCCGCCCCGTCGCCCAAGGCGCGCAAGATCCTTGTGCCCTATGACGCATGGATCGGCGTTGTCGATACGGTCAAGGCGTTCCGCAACCTTCGCGTTGTGGGCGGCCGATTCTTCATGACAGGCAAGTCCGCGGTACTCGAAATTTCTCCCGGAAAGGACCCGGTGCAGGATGACGCGCAGAAGCAACCGTCTTCGCTTCCGCCGGACCCCCTCAACAATCTCGGGGCGACAGCTGCCCCGGCCACCTCTGGCGCGCCACAGAACGTAACGATCGCCGGAATGATTGAGTCTCCGGCTGCAAAGGTCTACATGCTCGACCTGTTGGTGGCTCGGACACTCACGGTGCTTTCGATAAAGGTGAAATGCACCGCTGGCGGATGCACTGTAACTCTCGCCGGCCAATCTTTGGCCGCGAGCACCGCGCTCGCCTCGCTCACATTCGTGACCCCAGCGGTGTTCGCGATCGGCTCCAATCTTCCTATTTCGGTGAGCGCGATCACGTCCGGGACGACCGATCTTTCGTTCGCGATCGAAGCCGCGGAGGCCGAGTAACATGGTCCGCCGCTGGCAATTCTTTAAGGCGACCGGCACTCCTCCGGCGTCGATTGAGCTGACGGTGGAATATACGACGGACTATTCCTATTCGATCGCGGCCCTTTATCCGTCGCATAGCGGTTGGGCGACTGGCCTTTTTACGCCGACTGGAATTTCCGGCGTCGGCGGCATCACACCTTTGAACCTGCAAATCTCCTGTGTTTCAGGCGACACCGTTGGCGGCGTCATAACTCTCGGCCTTAGGGCGTTCACGGTTGGATGGCCGTTCGGCCCATTGTACGGGGCTCCGGCCCCGGCTGCGACGCTCATTTCGACAATGACGGTCACGCTGGTCCCTGGGGTTCCAGTTTCGATCCCTGTCCCAGCGACCGGGACCGCTTGGTATTGGGAGAGGTAGTTGACGCCCCGCGCATTTCCGATGCGCACGCTCTATATCGATACGACCGCTAGCGACATTTCGTCGCCGTTTCTCTTTGCCCCGAGCACCTCTGAGTATGTGAAGCTCGGGCAGATTCCGCTGGGCGATGCGCTCGCGTTGAATCTCGTCTTTTGCGACCAAAACGGCGTGTGCTCGTGGTCCGGCGCGTCCGGCTACGTGATCGAAGCGGCCCTAGGCATCGCCAATGCGCGGCCTAGCGACGGCACGTTCACCCTTTCGGCTGGCGGCACAGCGGGAACGCCGCTCCCGGCAAACGCAACGGCTGCCCAGGTGCAGGCGGTTCTTCAGGCCATCGCGGGAATCGGCGCAGGAAACTGTCTGGTCACCGGCCCGGCCGGCGGCCCCTGGCAGATCGTTGGAGCTGGCACACTGCTCTCGACGGACCTCCCGGCGATCACGGGCGATTCCAGCGACCTCTTCCCGGCCTCGGCTGTCACCTGCGTGACCACCCGTGAGGCGGCGACGGGCGTTCCTCAGATTCAAATGCTCAGGGTTGCCACGATCCCGGTGAGTTACACGGACACCTTCACCGCAGTCGGGACCGGCTGGCAGGGTTCGCTCGTCACGGCGACCGCCGGACTCTACGACATGCTTGGCGACGATCCGGATGTGACCGTCACGCTCGCGATTCGCGTGAGCGGCCCGGCAATCGGCGTTCGCACGTTTGCCCAGGCCCAGCTCCCGGTCGTTGCGGCACTCATCGACGAGACGGCCCTTGTCACCGCGCCGGCGGGCAGTACCTACATTTCCCTTTCTGAGGCGGTGTCGATGTTCTCGACCCCCGCCGCGCTTGCGGCAGCCATCGCGCCTCTGGCGACTTCGGCGGCTCTTGCCGCTGCGGTGGCGCCCCTTGCCACGTCCGCCGCGTTGGCCTCCGCGATTGCCGGCGTGACGGCCGGGACTTACGCGCTCCCGGCAGCGACCACGGCCGCCCTCGGCGGCGTCAAGCCGGACGGGTCCACGATCACGGTCACCTCTGGTGGGGTCATCTCCTCAACCGGTGCGACCACGGCGGCCCTTGCGGCTGCTGTTGCCCCGCTGGCCAGCTCCGCTGCCGTCACGGCCGCCATTGCTGCGGCAGTTGCCCCGCTCGCCGCGTCTTCGGCTGTTACTGCCGCGATTGCGACCGCAGTTGCCCCGCTGGCCAGCTCCGCTGCCGTCACGTCGGCTATCGCCGCTGCCGTGGCCCCCCTGGCTAGCTCGACGGCTGTTGCTGCTGAGATCGCGACCGCCATCGCTCCCCTTGCTACGACCGCCGCACTGACTGCCGCCATTGCTGGCGTCACCGCCGGGTCTGTGGCCGACGCCACGGCAACGACCGTGGGTGTCGTAAAGGTCCCGGTTGCCGGCAATCTCACGATCGACGGGGCGGGGAACATCGAAGTCCCCGTTGCGACGGCAAGCGTCCTCGGGGTCGTCAAGGTCGATGGGACCTCAATCACGATCGATGGCTCAGGGAAAATCTCGGCTACAGGTGGCGGCGGGGGTGGCGGCAGCTCCACGGTCGCGATCAATACGACCATCGTGGACGGAGTGAATGGCAACGACTCGACCGGCGCTGCCAACAACCTTGCAAAGCCGTTCGCGACCTTGCACGCGGCCGTCGCGGCGTCCTCGGCCGGGCAAACGATCGTCCTGATGTCGGGTTCGACATACACGGAGACCCCGGCGTCAGGCGCGGCGCTCCTATCGGTGAACAACCTGCACCTTGTGATTGCTGAGGGAGCGACTCTCATCATCAAAGGTACCTCAAGTGGCTGCATAGCGGCGTCTGCGACCAGCTGGGCAATTACTGGGGCTGGCACGCTACGGCTGGACTTCTACCTCCCCGGCGGCGCGCCGACACCATTCTGGGCATGCACCTTCAATGGCGCGCGCGGACAGATCGATGTCGCGGCGCTGCAACTCGTCTTGGACGCCACATCTACATCCGGCAGCGGAAACACGAACATGTTCGCGTTAGTTAACGATGCGGACACGGCCCAATCATCCCTAATTATCCGCGCGAAGGACGTACAGATCATCGGCAATTCAACCGTAGCCACTGGCTGGGGGCTTTATGGAAGCGCAGGTTCGCTCACGCCTACCCATGGCATCGACACCGTGATTGATTTTGGGAATGTAATTTACGTTTCTGACCCTGCCACAGCTGGCCCTGCGTTCACGATGATTTACAGCTACGGTGAGGGTGCGGCTTCAAGCCTTTCGTACCGGCAAAAGTCATACTATGACAATCTCTCGGCTCTCGCGTCCTCCGGCGGCTTTATCAGAATCTCGTCCGCCAACCATGCCCGAATCGATCTGGATATGGGCGTCATAAACAGCGCGATGCCCCATGGAATCTGGCACCTCTACTGGGATAGCATATTTAGCACGGACTCGCTCAAGATCGCCAAGCTCTATGGAAACGAGGGAATCATCATTGGCGCGGTGGGGTATGGCCCTTGGAGCATCGACTTGGGGGACTTCCACTGCGCCTACGTCTCCGGGCCGGCCACCTACTGTGGTCTCCAAGTCACGCCTTCGGCTGTTGCTGGGGAAGTTACCCAGGTGAATTTTCGAAGCATTAAAGCGGGGACGAGCTACAACACGGGCCCAGCTGTCCAAATCTCTGGATATAACGCCGGTAGCGTGATTCTACGCGGCGCGCGCATACACAACCCAGGGGGTGGCGCCGGCGGCAACCCTGTCTGCATATATTTTTCGGGCGCGCCCGGCAAGACGATCGTGCAGGTGCCCGAGCTGATCTGTGGCTCCGCTGGCAACGCGCTCTATTCGTCCACCGGGGCGACGGCCTACATCGGGCCGGGATGCGAGACCAACGCAACCACGGCGGTTTCCGGCGTGACCACCTCGGGCAACGCGATCGCCGTCCAATCCTCGCTCTTCTAGGCCGGTTGACCCCCGGGGGGTTGGCATGAATCGATCCGCGCGTGGCTTCATTGCCCTAGCCGCCCTCGTTCCTTACCTTGTCATCGTCCTCGCGGGCGGAGCCCTTTACGAGGGCTACAAGGTCTTCGAGCCGGGCCGTAACAAGAAAGTTGCGGACAAGACGGCTGCGGCTGTCGTCCAGACACAGACCCAGGCCGTGCAGGTCGATGCGAGCGCTCAGGCGGCCGCCAAAGCGGCCGCCGATGCCGTGCAGTCTCACAAGGACGAGTTGGCCGCCATTGCCAAGAACGAGGCAGCTGCCGCCGGCGGTTCCTACGCTACGCAAGCCGCGCTCTCGCGCGAGGTCAACCCTTCGGCCAACGTCCGGCTCGCGCTTGAGGCCAATGAGGTCACCTGGGCAGCGATCGGCAAACAACTCACCCCCTCGCAGAAGGCCCTTTGGGATTCGATGCTCGCGGTCCACGCGGAGGATAAGGACGGCATCGCCGCTAGAGACGCTAAGATAGCCGACCTAGTAACCTCGACCGCCGCTCAGGCGGCAACGATTGCGGCGGTGACGGACCACGCCAAATCCGCGGACGCGGCGTTGCTCGTCAAAGAGACGCAGCTCACGGCGAGCACGAAGCAACTCACGATCTATGCCAAGTCCGCGACGACCCTCGCGAACGCACAGAAAGCGTGGGCAGACGACTCCGAGAAATGGCGACAGAGATTCGCGGCCGCCGGCTGGTTCAGCGTGTTCGCCGTCGCGCTCGTCGTCGTCCTCTCAATCAAGTTCCTCGGGGCGAAGAAGACCCTTGCCGACGCCTGCGCCCTTTACACGTGGGCCAAGGGCAAGGTTGTGGCCGGGATCTCGCACACGGCCGAGGAAATGGAAGCGAAAGAGCACGAGTGGTTCTCCGGCGACGCAAAGTCGGAGACCGCGATCAAGGCCGTCGTTTCTCAAACCCTGCGCCAGTAACCCCAGGCTGACGCCGTTATTCTGTTAGAAGCCACGAAATAAACACCCAACACAAAATGCACCTCCTCATCGTTCTCGCTATCGTCGTCGGTTCCTGCCTCGCAACGTACTTGCTCCACTCCAAGATCGCGGCTGAAGTCGCGGCCCTGAAGAGCAAGGTCGCCGCCCTCGAAACGAAGGCCGTCGCGGCCGTCAAGTCCGACGCCACTGCCGAAGTCGCCGCCGTGAAGGCCGACGTGGTCGCCGAGGTCAAGAAGGTCTAACCTCTGCCGAGCCGCCGAAAGGCGTCCGCACACGTGAACGCCTTCCTCAACAAGTACGGAGACATGCTACGCTGGTGGCTCACCGCCATCATGATCGCTGGTCTATATTTCCTGAACCACAGCTTCGTATCGCTTGAGCGGTACGAAGCGGACAAGACCGCCACGGATGTCGCGCGAAGGGTCGAGACCGACAAGGTCGATTCCCGACTCGACGGCATCGAAAAGGCGATTGTCCTCATGACCGAGCAGAACAAGCAACTCGCGGATCATGAGACCCGAATCCGGGCGCTCGAATCGAAGCGCTAACTGACGCGCAAGCCGTGAGCATGGTAACACGTTACCTTGTCACGGCCGCCGCAACCGGAGCCCCGCCCAGCAAGGGCTTCCTAACCTGCCTCGACGCCTACGCCAAGCGCATCAGCGCCGAGATTATCATCTGCCCGATCCCAGGCGCCCGGCGGGACGAAAGGATCGCCCGCAGCCTGCAACGAAAGTACACCGTCGCGGCCACTGATCGTCCGCTCTGCGAAACCCTCGACTTGAGGGTCTTCCGGCTCCGGGCCTCCCAGATCGATCCACTCACGGGCCTCTCGCGCTTCATTCAGTTCGGGCGCTCGGCGGTGATCCCGTCGCCAAAACAGTTCTTCCGGGGTGCCGCCTGCATCGTCGGCCTGCCAAAGGTCCTCTATACGACGGGAGCTTGCACGGAGCCCGACTACTCGGACACGCGGGTGGGGGACATCGGGACGGAGGACCACGTGATCGGTGCCGTCGTAGTCGAGACCGACGGCCACCTTTTCCATGCGCGGCACATCCGATACAAGAAAACGACCCGGGGGTTCACGGACCTGGGGACGATGGTGACGCTCCAAAAGGGCAAGGCGGTCTTCGAGAAGGTCCGCGCCGAGGCGATCATCCCCGGGGACTGGCACGCGGGCGACACAGACCCGGTCGCACGGGCCAGCGTCCTCGCGATGATGCGCGAGTACCGGCCCAAAAAATTGGTGCTCCATGACATTTTCAACGGACACTCGATTTCCCACCACGAAGCTGGGAAGGGTGTGAGCCGGGCCATAGCTGCTGATAAAGGCCGTCTTGGGCTAGAGAAAGAGCTGGAAGCGTGCGCCGACGAGGTCGCTGAACTTTGCCGCTCGATGCCGGCGGACGGGAAGGTCTTTGTCGCCAAGTCGAATCATGACGAGTGGCTCGCCCGGTATCTTGAGTCCGCCCGCTTCGTGGACGACGCGGAGAACTACCGGATCGCACTCGACCTCGCGGCTGCGGCCGTCGATGGCAAGGACCCGCTCGCGGTTGGCCTGAGGCGCAACCATGCCAAACTTGAGGCGGTCCAGTTCCTCGCCCGGGACGAATCCCTCCGGGTCGGTGGTTGGGAGCTGGGCCAGCACGGGGACCTAGGGATAAACGGGGGCGGGGCAGGTATCCGATCAATCGAAGCGGCGGCCGGGCACGCCGTCGTTGGCCACACTCACTCGCCCCAGGTCTTCAGGGGTCTCATTGTCGTCGGGACGACCACGAAACTAAGGCTCCCCTACAATCGCGGCCCATCGACTTGGCTGCCCGCCTCGGCGCTCATCTGGCCGGACGGATCAGGCCAGCTCGTCGTTCAGCTCGCCGATCGCGGCGGGGATTGGACATTCGCTCCTAAGACCCCGGCGGCGTAGTCACTTTTTCACCCTAACGCCATTGATGGTGAGGACCTCAGCGCGGGCGTTGAGCGAACCACCTAGGGATCGTTTTCTGTCCGCCAAGACCTCCGCTCCTCGCCGTTGGCGATAAAGCGCCTCATCCTCCCGGCGGAATTCGGCCTTCAATGCTGCCGCATCCCGGGCCGCCTTGGAAAGGTTCAGCCGGGAAAGAGCGGTGAGAATGTGGCGCAGCTTCATGGACGACAGATTAGAGCCGCCGGGGGTGCCGGCGGCGTTTGTGAGTGCCATTATCCCCGGGGGGACATGAGCCTCGCGGCTCAAGGGCGGGAGTTACTGCCCGACTAGCTAGGCCGCCTTCGATGCTGTTGCAACGAAATGAATGACGGAGAGCCTGGGGATCAGCACCCGGGTCGAGACCGCTTCGGGGATGCGCGGAAGCACGCCGGACTCGACCCATTTGTAAACCTGCCCACGTGATACGCTGAGCAGGCGGGCGGCCTCGGCCACGCTGATGAGCAGCGGGAAGATGTCCAGTTTCTGAGCGGCGGCCGTTTTCATTGGTTCCATACGTTACAGCACCTGGGTCAACCGGCACCGCCGTTATACCACCCCCGTTATACCACCTTGCCCTAAAACGGGTGTAATCCATGCAGCCCGTGAACACCGCTGGCGGCCTTCCGGGGGCGTTCTCCCTCTGGGACGGCAACCCACGGAAGCCCATGAAATGCATCGACATCGGCAAATCGCCCTCATAAGCCTTTGGCCGCGGGTTCGATCCCCGCCCCTGGCACCATTTTCAATCAGCGGGTTAGGTGAGAATTGGAACACCCTTTCCACCTTCCTTGCCCGTTCCCTCGATCCATCAACCCTGATC